CTTCGGGGATAACAGTTTCAGGAGTGAAGCCAGAAAGCATAGTAGTTATGCTTAAACTAACTTCGTCTATCTTTTCTTTTGCTTTTATTCTTACAGTTTCTAAGGCATCAACAACGCTCTGTGCTAGTGCGGAACCATCAAGGCTTCCTGAGAATAGATCCCCCAGTGCTCGCTTGACGTCCCGTGTAAAGAAGATAACCTCAGACTTAGCAATTAAAAGCTCACTTCCAAGTATGAAAGCCCAGTCTCCGATGTTTTGTCCAAAGTATCTTACTGCTTGTGTAGCAAGAAGAAGCTGGTCCTTAATGCTTGCAGAGACCCCTATTACCTTGTCCATCTCAGCAACGGCTCGTGTAAACTCGTTCTTCAGAACAACAAAAAGTCCAGAAGTGGTAGCGTCAAGAGTTGCAAACTCTTTATCAATTTCTACAGCGCCGGAGAGAATAGCGTCGTAAACACCTTCAGCTGTGAGCAATCCATCCTTCGCGGCGTCTTTAAGTTCACCAAACGGTATTCCCATTCCGTCAGCAATGGCTTCGGCTAGGCGTGGCATTTGCTCAAGAACCGAGTTTAGTTCTTCTCCACGAAGCTCACCTGCAGCCAAACCTTGACCAAGCTGAACAATTGCGTTCTTAGCAGACTCTGCACCAGCACCAGAGATTACCGCAGCCTTTTGTACGGCCTCAGTAACGTCGAGTAGCTCTTGTATGGGCTTGTCTTTATCTTTTAAAGCTAAACCAAAACGGTTAAACGTCTCAGCCGCTGTACCGACATCACCACGAGAACGTGCAGCAACATCGAAAAGCTTTCCCATTACGGCTGTAGTCTTCTGAGCATCTTTTGTAACTAAGTTTACTCTGTTACGAAAGTTCGTCATAGAGTCGGAAGCGGTAGTAATGCCCTTTGTAACGGCAGAACCAGCAAAGGCTGCTGTAATACCTATAGCAAGTTTTTGGAATGTTCTTGTAACATTTTTAGCTTGTTTGTTAACGCTCTGTATAGAGGCATTAAGCTTGCGCATTTCATTTTGTGCTTGGCGCGCGTCTGCACGCACCTTAATATTAACACCTGTCATTTGTGTTTTCCTCTAAATAAAAAAAGCCCCCAATGAAAGATTCCGTATATCGGAAACACCATCAGGGGCTATTATAGTATTATATAGGGGTTATTAAACCAATAGTTGACAGTACTTGCTCAATGAAGTACCTTGGGGCTTGTTGTGAATGCCCACTGTTTAGATGTGAAATATGTTCTACAGGGTTCAAAATTGAACCGCTGAGAAACTGACCTCGCCTAGTCTTAATAACTAGGTTTCTCCAGCCTCTACGTGCTTCACCCGTATCAACAGGGGTTACTATCTTTAGTTGTGCTGTGGCGTAGTCAATACGCTCTTCAATTTGGGAATTAGCGAGTTCGATTACTTCTTCCTCGATACGTTCCATTTCTTGTCGAAAGTTAATAACTTCCAAAGAGACAAAATTGCCCATTAGTTACCTACCCAGAATGGAGTCCAGCCAGACCCCTCTTTCTTGGCAGAGGACACCATCATGTCTAAGAACTTACCCTTTGGCAAACTCTTAACTTCGGCTGGAATGTTGTCTTTGAGTTGTTTAAGCGATGCAAACACACTACCGGGTTCACCCTTGTAGCCTTGTGCTTGAAGCAACAAAAACGTTCTTTGATCTTCTCTCCAACCTAAAGGGCGTCTACGAAAGTATGCCCCCCACTTCATAAGCTCTTCCTGTGGCATATCTCGCATAAGCTGATATACCGGAATACCTAGTGAGAAGGCTATCTCGTAAATTGTCTCTTCGGATTGGGTTAGTTTCCCTCAGTGCCACCCAAACCAGACACGCGCATGACGTGAGTGGAAAGCGATGTAAGCTCGCTAAGGGGGAAGGAGTCGAAGTCTTCTTTGGTCAGTTCTTCTGCACCAACGACTGCAACTTTAATAATATCACAAAGGAGTTTCAACTGAGCTTCGTCATCTTTAGACTTGTCAGCCCTCTTGATGACCTTCTGAAGTTCCATAATGGTTCCTACAGTCAGTTTACGTACTTCTACTTCGTCGCCCATGAAAGGGACTTTTTCTGTCAGTTCTTTGTTAATGAGATGTTTCATTTTCTTTATTTCCTTATGAGTCTAACTTATCTTTTTCTGAGAAAAGATCGGGATTGTTTGCTTGAAAGTCATCCAGCATTTTACGCACAGTGTGGAGAACGGAAAGGGTTTCCATAATCTCACGACCAACCGCTGACTCATTATCAAAGTCTTGGAATCGTTCAAATGATTTTCGAATACTAATATCTACGCTTCTACGCATATGACGGAAGGTCGTACGCATAACAAACGCTTTACTAAATGGTTTGTCCATGTATAATACTTCCTTGTGGCGGAGGCCACCCGAAGGCGACCCCCTAAGTAGCTTACAGTGTTGCTGGACCGAAGAAGTCGGACTGAGCAGACAAAGTAACAGTTGCAGTAGTTGCATCTGTCAAAGCTGGGTTTACAAGGATAGCTTCAATTTTACCCAAGAAGTAGAACTCTGTGTTCTCTGGAGTAACTGTCGTTGCCGCTGCTTCGTCTTCAGTAACTGCGTTTGCGCACATCATGAAGCGGAATACAAGGTTCTGACCGATAAGGTCGTGGATAGCGCCCATGTCGCCAGCGTTGTAGTTGACTGTAACTTCCAAGGAAGGAGCGTCAGCTTGACCCTGAACCTGAGAAGAAGTCTTTTGACCGTAAACAGGGACGTTTACGATGTTTGCAGGTGTACCCACGGATGGGAATTCACGTACAGAAGGCATACGAACGTGGTCAGCGTCGGCTGTACCAGGAACCGAGCCTACGAACAGAGTAGCGCACTCAGCAGCTGTGTCTGTGCTCGCAGGGATCGTGCCTTTGAAGATGTCGAGGTATGTAAAGATACCCGCACCCAAAGATGAAATATGTGCCATTTGTTATTCTCCGTATTTGGTAAATGGAATTATATAAGATGCACTGTATAGTGCTTTATTTTGGGAGTCTAGCCCCTCTACGTTTAAATAAGATGCTCCAAGCCTTGTACCGTTAGGTAGTGTCTTGTTTTCTAGGATGATGTCAAGAAGATTGGCAATAGCCATAACCCTACCTTGACCTTCACCAGCCTTTGTAAACATTTTAACTGCCACTAGACCTTCAATTTGTTTCTCTACACCGTAAGCGGCAAGAGAACTTTTAGAAGGCATGACTTTTAGTAGGACATACTCATCAGACTTTACACCTAAATAGTTATCGGGAATAGTCTGGATGTTATTAGCGGTCCAAGTAGCTGATGCAAAAGCAGTTTCAACATCTCTAAGTATTAGGTCATACATTATACTTGCTCCTTAGTCAATGACAATGTAATAACAAAGCCATCATCTGTGTGATCAGTAATATTGTAAACTGTACTTCCAACAGTAAGAGTATCATACCCATCAACAGACATGTTAGACTTCATCATAGCAGTACTACTGAAAGCACCGTCAGAAGGTTTGTTTGTTGTTTGTATAAACACTTTAACTTGTTCAGAGGCAGTGTCACCCACAGTCTCACCAGTGGCGAAGTCGTAGGAAGACACTGTCTTGTTAGAGATTGTTCCTGAAACAGCTAAGTCACCAATTGCTGTAAAAGCTTTATCTACAGCAGCGTTAATCTTAGCTTTAAGCGACATTAATTAGCCCTCCACCACCCCGCGCCTAACCCCATTGAACCCTTACGAATAAGAGGACGAATAGGTTTAAGCGCAGTAGATGGCTTTATAGGGATCTTTGTTGTGTCGCCGTTGCTATCTGATAAACTAATTGAACCCACCGAGATAGATTCAAAAGTCTGAGTCTGTCCCATAAGGACGTCTTCATTATTTACCAGATGCAAGGCTTGTTCATAAACAGCAGTTTTAACACGACTTGGTAGCTCGTCTTCTGCGATAGTTACCTGAAGACCTAAACGGTCATCGTTGTAAATAGCGTTCTTACGAGGCCAAGCCAAAGCTTGAGAGGAACTAACAGCAGAACCAATCCAGGCATTGTCATCAATCAGCGCAGTGGCTGTGACAAGAGCCTGTTCTTTGACCTCTACTATTGCAGCAGTCCAGTCGGCACTGTCAATACGGGTCTCGAAGTATGTATCAGCGTCTGCTATCGAAACGTAGCTGTTTGTATTGAGTACAAGTGCCATTAGTTCACTCTCCTATTTAAATTAAGCGTGGAAGATAGGCAGGATGCCCAAGTTCAGTGCGTCCATTTTACGAGCATACGAATCAGCAGCGCCGAAGCTTCCGTTGGAAGCGAAAGCAGTAGTTGCACCAGCCCAGTCGTAGCCCATTGGGTGCATTGCGTAGCCCCAACGATACCAAACGTTTGTGGAACCGCCACCCAAGTAAGACGCAGCATTGCGGTCTACTTCAACAGGTGTTGGAACAGGCATAGCAGCAGAAGCAACCGAACCTGGCTTGATGATGAAAGTTGTCTTTGTGGACTGAGCGTTAACTTCAGCTTCACCGGACAAGTCACCTTGGTTTGCACGAGTCATGATCAAACGGAACTTACCGCCGAAGATTGTTGTAAACTCGATGTTGCCTTCTGTGACAGTTGTTTCGTCAACGAGGTTAGCAGCACGCATCTCAGCCATGACTTCAGGAGAAGTAACCATGTACATGAAATCTGGCTCATAGTCTTTGAAAGCAGCGCCGATGGAACGGAACAAACGCTCACCACGAGCAGCGCCCATAGCAGAAGAGTCGAACAGTTTACGAGCGTCAGAAGCGCCAGTTGCAGCAGCACCGTGAAGGCCAGCAGCGTTAACGTCAACGAAGGAGCCAACGCCAGAAGCATCTGCGTCTGTGTCGAAGTCGATCATGCCGGAAGTTGTGCCGAGGCTTACTTCGTGAGCAGCAACACCCTTGAGTACTGCCAAGAGAGCGTCATGCTCGTCCTGTGCGCGGACTTCAGCGAAGTCACGAGCGATCTTAGCCAGACCGTCCTGCTTGGAGACAACTTCTTGCATGTTAACTTGCTCGGCACCGTAAGTACGAACAGTCTTAACGAAGTCAGCAACGTCTGTTGACATGCCTGTGTATGTGCCGTCTGTAGCGGAAGCCAAAGAAGCAACGTTTACAGTTGCGGAGAGTGGCTTGTACCAACGGAATTGACCAATGAAAGATTCGCCGGAGAGGTCGATACGCTGGTCGGAAGCAACGATGCCTGTGCCGTTAAGCTTCTTAGCAGTTGTGTAAGCTTCGTCAGAGTAAGCGGAGATTGCCAGAGCAATGTTCTGGAAGTCTGTGTTAGAAATAGGCATTTTATAATTCCTTTAGAATGCTATAATAGTATAGTTTACTTATAGGTTAAAGTTACCTAGTTTACCTTTGGCGGCAAGAGCTAGAATTTCTTGAGTTGACAGATCACCAATTGCCTTGGTGGTGTCGGTTGAAGGCGCTCCAGCTGGATTGCCTGTACCTGCACCCGTGTTAGACTTAACGCGGAACAGAAATGAGTTGTCTTCGGATTTAGAATAAGCTTCTACATAATCACGAATGTTTGAACCTGTGGAATGCACCCATGCACCCTCTTCATTTTGGACCAACTGGTCAACAATCTCACGGCGAGCCATGTCGCGTGATTTGTCGTTACGGAATTCCATGCCAGCGAGTGCATCATTCAATACACCGTCCCGCTTTAGCTGTGTTGTCTCTTTCGCAAAGACTTCTAGTTTAGCTTTAGCTTCGGCAAGCTCCATTTCCAGAGCCTCTTGGACTTTACCCTCTTCTTTAAGACGAGCCAGAGTTGCTTCCTTTGCGGAGGCTTCCATTTCTGCTTTCATCTTGAGAGCTTCATCACGTTCAGAGGCCATACGATCCATGTTGGCTTTCATCTTTGCCAGACGTTCTTCAACGAGGGCTTCGACGCTATCCTTGGGGGCTTCAGTTGTTTCTACAGTTTCTTCTACAACAGGTTGCTCTTCAACAACTTCTTCTGTTGCTACTTCGTTTACTTGATTATCTTCAGTCATGTTATTTCCTCTCTAGCACAGCTAGGGTTTTATATGTAAATTTGAGTCACAGACTCCGTTAAATTTTTAAGGCTATAAATATTACAAATATCTATGGGCCGATACCATACCAGTCGTTTCCGTCCTGAAATGGTTCGAGCAACTCTTTAGGAGTAATCTTATTGTTAGGGTCGATTAGTCCGTCTTGTCTTGCTCTTTGTAAGTACTTATTATATGTCGCCCTTGACATACCAGATTTCCTCATAGCTTTGAGGGTCTGTTTAATCGTTCCTTGTTGTAGCGCATCTGCATAGATTTGCCGAAGGGCCGATTTAGCGTTAACCGCCTCACCAAGATTAGTAAAGAAAGCATCGTGGATAGTTCCAGTGTCTACTTTATTTCTACGTCCCCATTGGTGAAATCTTCTGACTATCACAGCGTCATTACTGTGGTTGCCATTCACACCCAAACCGATAGACGCATCTTGAATAGATTGTTGGGATAGTAGCTTACCATCCTTGCTAGGTGCTTCGTAAATGTTGAAGACCTTCTCGCCCGTTACAGGGTCGGTAAAGTCTACTCTTGCTTGTTCTTTAACTCGATAACGTTGCACCATAGTTTTGCCATCGAAAGTCACCCAAGGGATGTCTACCGAACCTGACTCTGCTACATAATCTTTAGCAATGTCTTTCCAAAACCTAATGAACTTACCAGTCACAGGAACCTCTTCTTCAAGGTGACGAGACATAATCTTAGAAACTTTCTCAAATAACCGAGTACCTACAAGGTCTCCGGTCTCATCTGTAAGCTTCATCAAAAATGTATGCATCTCCTCAGAGTTCTTCACACCGTCTTTAAACTCTGCTCTTGCAGTGTCGTACAGTGATTCTGTAATAGTTCTACCTTCCTTAGAAGATAATACTATGTTTCGTTTTAAGTCTCGTAATTCATCAATACGAGTCCAATTCTTTCTGTCCATTTCGAAGCTAATCTTAGCATCAATCGCAGACTTAAACTTATCAACCTCTTTAGTAGAAATCGCTATCTTGCCTTTCTTAGCCAGAGCTTTCGCAAACTGGTTAGCAACGTTAGCAGCCTTAGTGGCATCTCCCGCACCGTAGAAAGCAACCATATTCTGGTTCTTAGCAGCCTTCATCAAGTCAGTCCAATCAAGGTCTAGGTCTTGAAGTTCAGGGATAGCTAGGAACTCTGGGTCGTTAACAGTACGCTTAGCGATTTCATCGTATAGACGCTGTTTCTTAGATGTCTGTAGAACGTTAGATAACTCAGCAGAAGCCCTATCACCAGTAGACAAAGAAATAATCTGAGCACCAGAGGAACTCGCGTCATTTTCAATCATCATCTTAGTCTGGTATTGACGAAGCCTCTTAACCATAGCAGGGTTGTAAAGCGCTTTGTTAATAGGTACGTTGCCTTCCATATGCCTGTGAATACGTGTGTATTCCAAAGCAAGACGAGCAAGCTTACCTACTTCAACATCCTCTGTAGCAGCTACAAGAGAGTTAGACAAGAACTCTTTAATGCGTCGATCTGGTTGAGTAGTACTCATCATCAGTTCGCCGATTTCTAGAAGGTTCTTTTCTTCAGCTTTAAAGGCATTCAAACGACCTTTAACAGTCAAGGTATCTAAAGGATTGCCGATCAAAGCACCAATTTGAGTTTGTAGTTCTTCAACAGTATCAGGGTTAAGTGATACTGGTTTAGCAGTGTTTAAGAACGGACGAACTGCCTCACCCTTAGTAGGTGTGAGTAGTCCACGGTGATAAACACGACCACGGAAGTCAACAGACACATCAACAGAGAAAGATTGATTACGTTGTCTATAGTACTTAGCTGTAGCTAAAACACCACGACCATCATTGCCACGAGACATGAATAGTTTCTTCATCTCGTTAACAGAGTCCCACTTAGCAGCTTCACCGCGCTTATCGTTAAAGTAGATAAGGCGTTCTGTGAAGTCAAAGAATTCAGGGTCAACCTCATACTTAACAGAGTTAGCGTGGTTCATCATCTGAGCCATACCCTTATCGATTTGATTAGGGTCGTAGTCAGCATAAACCTTTTCAGAGACTACAGGCATCTTAGTCTTACGACCACGGGCATCATAGAACTCTTTAGAACCTGCCTTAGCATAGACCTTATTACGAGCTTCAGCATAACCAAAGCGTCTAGCGATACGAGCCTTCTCCGCAGCAATTTGTAGCTGCTTCATAGGGCCGTTGATAATGCTAATTTGACGAGTAACGTTAACCCCCCGCAAAGACTTATCACCAACAGGTCTCCCTGTGTTTAGGTCTTTAGGAGAAGAAGTGCCGATATCACGGATAACTGTAGTTCTAATCATACCCTGTTTTTCAAGAGAGTTGATTATCTTACTTCCATCTTTGTGAAACTCTTTAAGCCCCTTAGAGCGGAATGGGTTTAAATCCCCCAGCTCTTCGTCGAACATCTGGCCAATCTTAATAGCCAGCATGTCGTAATCAGCGCCTTCAGCTGTAGCAATAGACTGCATAGCTTTAGAAGTAGCCTTAGTGACTTTATCTTTAAGATTTTCTTTTGCCTTCTTTCTTCGAAGGGCAAATAGAAACTCCCTATCGAGTATCTCTCGCTTAATGCCACGGACTTTAGATATCTGTTCAGTAAACCAAGAGTCAGAAGGAGGTTTCTTTTCGAATAACTTTTCTAACTTTCGTTTAGTCTTTACTCCGGGAATAGCTGTAATGAGCTTTTCTTTTAGTTCCTTAACAGAAGGGTATCTTCGGATGATAGGTTGTGTATAAGCAGCAATAGGTGCCTTAACATTAAAATAAGCTTTGTTAGCTAGTTTATCACCATAAGTACCTTGCCAAGTCTCTATAAAGCGGTTGTCAGCTATTTGAGAATCAATAAGTTCAGAGATTGTGTACTTCTTACCTAAGATAAACACTTCCGGGTCATTGGCTAGTTTAGTAGTCAAGCCACCAAACAACTTACCCCTATCCGCAGAGCGGTTAAACATAAGTGTACCTAAGTCCTGAACAGAGTTCAAAGTAAACTTACGGAATACCGAAGTAGGCTTTCCCCAAGGATCTCCAGAGTTATTATACCGTGTAAAGGTTTGGCGAAGAACATCTGTAATTACTGAACGCTGGTTGATTGAAACATCGCGACCTAGGTCTTTAACAAACTTGTCGATATACTTCTTTTGTCGATCTGTAAGAACAGTACTTTCAGCAACTTTAGAAAGCCTCTCAGCCAGAATGTCGGGTTCTTGTATTTGAACAAAACGACCAGCACCACTAGTGTAATCCGCGCCTTCTGCGTTAAACACAGCGCCTTCACGGTTAGACTTAAATGAGCGACGGCTACCTTGCTTCTGAGACAAAGAGTTTCCCTTGAAGTCAGTTAGAGCCAGAGCTTGAGCGTTCTCAGCAGCATCATTCTTAAAGTGAGCGCGGAGAGAAGCAGTGTGGACCTTGGAAGACATCAACTCGTCAGGAGTAGAGAATCCTAAACTAATATTGCTCTCGTTATTTGCCGTAGGGCGTTTCACTGTAGTGTTAGCACGACGCATTAAACCACGGATAGATAAAGCCTTACCCATAGGTGAAACAAACTCAGAAGCCTTTAACCTTCCCCGTTGGAAAAGGGAAGCTTGGCGTTCACCACCTAGTTGTTTAATCTGTACATCCGTAGACTGACGACGCAGCCAGCTTGTGTAATCTTTAATCTTTGAAGGTTGACCAGTAAGCTCTGAAGGATTGATGTTGTTCAGGTTACGGGACTTTATGTTCTTAGATTTAATTTGTTGTAGATCTTCTTTACTCTTAACAACAGGCACCATCGTAGAACGACAATTCCAGTGAAGCGGAGGCTGATAACTTTTGTCATCAACGTTATACACCTTGCCATTGTGAAAAGTACAAATAGGGCTTGTTTTACCATCCAAGATGGCTGTGAACATATAGCCTTCAAGTACTTCGGCGTTAGCCTCCATAACTTGGTTCATGGCATCGGTTTGTGTTGTTGTAATAGAAGTCCTAGTTAGAGTCCTAGCTTGGTGCTCAGTAATCTTGGTTGTCTTCATGACATCCGCTATGATTTCATTCTGAGTCAAACCTTTAGCAAGTCCACCCTTGACTTTAGTTTGGATACGGACGAGTTCACCAGAGCCAATATTTTTCATATTGCCTTTTAGTGTACGTGAACCTTTAATCCGTGGCCCTGTTATTTCTGCCAGTAACTCTTTGGTTTTTGGCTTTTGTGTTCTGTAGAACTTCTTAATTTCAGTATTAAGATTGTTCTTGTGAAAGACCTTCTGTGAGTTGGAGAACTCTGACAGGCTCTTGTAGTTGTGAGCTTGGAGTTCTTTAGTGAAGCGTGTTACTTCGGGTTTCACATTAGCTCGAATATCCCCTTTCAAAAGGTCTTTTAAATTATTTCTATGCTGTTTAATGATTGTGCGGTTTCCTTTTTGCACACCATTCTCGTATAAACGGACGTCGCCAGCATGGTCAACAATCCTATCAAAAATCTTTTCGTTAATAGACATTAGTCTCTCCATTACTATACTTCGTGGATAGGCAGTTTTTAGACTTGCCTAGGTCTTAAAGTTTATTCTTCTTCTAGTTGAAGCTCATCTTCTTTCAACTCAGGGTTGGCCACTAAAGGATCAGTCTGAATTGCTTCAATAGCTGCTTCATCGTCATAGTCAGCAGGAAGGAAGTCGTTAAACTTCGCAATGTTGACAAACGTATCACGAGAAATAATACCACTTTGATACCATTCACTGCACAAGCGCATAGCACCTTCACCACCAACAGTGGCTGCAAAGTCAGAGGAAAGTTGGAACTCTACGTCATTACCTGTGTAGGCTGTGTCATACTTCCAGTTAATCATAAAGGCGATAATCTCTTGCATAGTACCAGAAATCTTAGCGTTCATTGTGCCTAACTGAGCAGTCTGAGAGGCGTTACGAATCTCTAGAGCAACACCTGAAGCGGCCTGTTCTGGAGACAACATGCGGATACCCATCTTAGCCATTTCACTAACAGTAGCTTCAATAGCACGGTCCATGTCTGACAAAGCACCTGTAGGTGTTTCGAGTACAGTAATAGACTCATCCTTACGAACACGCAACCAAGTGCCAAGACCTGCACCAACGAGTTCTTCAAACTCTTCGTCAGTCATGTCAGACTGTACCACTGGTGTATAGGTTGCCGCACCATATAGTAGGTGGTTACGACGAGATACCTTGTTGTAGAGAGAGACCTCTCTGTCAATCAGTGGCATAAGCACTGGCTCGATAGGCTCAATCTGACCATTAAGCGGGAACGCAGGAATACGACTGAGTCGCTGACCAAACTTCATTGGGTAGACTGTGTCATACTTCTGGAAACCACCATCAGCGGAGTCTTCGTACTCTTGAGTAATAACACCATTAAGTGCTTCTACTTCATGAGAACCATGAGACTTCTTGTAGTAGTCAAGCACCAACAAACCTTGTTCATCAAGGTAGTGATCACAAACAGTATCTACATAGTTGGGGTGCCAAGGGTTGTCTGCACTGTACTCTTCACTGATATAGCGAGTAGTCCAGCGGCTAAGGGTCTTAACACGAGTAATTGGGTGAGTCTTAACCTGTACGTTAATAACATTCTCTGCCTTAATCAATACAGGGTAAGGGGAGATTGTCATACGCTCTTCAGGAGTCATTCCTTCAAGTTCTGCATCAGACACAGTAGGCCGATCGATGTAGACCCAAGCACGAGAAGTTTGTAGTTCTTCCCAGATAGCAGCATCCAAGAAGTTAAACATGGAAGCACCATCGAGAGTGAAATCTTTTGTAATCCAATCATAAGCATTAACAGAATCAAGTTCTTCTGGTAAAGTTAGTTGTGATGGTTTACGAAGCAAAGCACTAATCAACACACGAGCATACTGAGTTGTTAGACCCGGTAGTTCTGCTTCTGACTTGTAGAAGTCATACTGTGGTTGTGTCATGCTTGGAGAGAAAGGTAGGAGGAGATTAGAGTAATCCCGTTCTACATACTCGTCATGAGCTTTAGCATGGGCTTCACCCTGCAATACTGCACGGGCTTTCTTCCACAAGGGCTTCAAAGACATATAAGAAGCACTGGGGGTCTCTACACCACGCTTCATAGAATTAGCAGCTGTTTTAACTAGCGACATATAGTTTACCTCATTAAGTAAGTTAATCAGGCATTATGCCTTTATGTTGTTGTTGTATTACTATATTTAAAGATACACCAATACAAGATAGTAGCTTTAGGTATACCTTTAGATATAGTTAATAATAGTTAATTAAGAGACCCCCTTCATCATTATTTGCGGGTATTTTTTAGTCTTAAAAACAAGGTAGACCCGCCAGGTAATTCCAGCGGGCCTCTTGATTTAAGAGCTGTCAGACTTGAGAGCCTGCTCTTATTGTATCATTATTTGCGGGTATTTATTATTTAGGAATCTCGTAGTGAGGTCCGTCAATAAATGGCTGTCTTCCTTGTGATTTTCTCAATGAAACATAGGCTTTGTGAGCTTCTGTTCCTGTGTGCTCATTCAAGTTGTGAGTCCAAGCACCACCCCAACGAATTGGGACATCTAGCTCTTTACAAGCCTTAGCAAAAGCGTCAGAGATTGTAACATAGTGTTTCAGATCCCAGCTTACTTTTCCGTCAATGTAGGCCACCACATCTACAGCCATTCCATCTTGGTGACGAGAATGCTTAGCCTGTGATTTGCCTTGCGCACGTAGCTGGTTTTGCTCGTGCTGTGTCCGAAGACCACAAGTAACACCGAAGTCTACAGGAGAAAGCTCAAGAGCACGACGAGTGACTTCCTCAAGACGCTTTTCAATACCTACCATTTTCATCTCTGAACGCTTACCAAACTTCCAACCGTAGGTCTTAGGGGTTTTATCGCCACTGAAATAACCTGATGCGTTGTCTTTTTTGCCAAACATTGTTGTTAGTTTGTTTTCAATACTTGAGAATTTCATTTTACCCCCTTCCACTTATCTACCATCTTTTCACCAGAACGACCAACAATATAGCCACCAACACCGAGCTGTAGAAGGTTCCACAGCTCACGAGGCAGGTCAATTGCAAAGTCTTTTTCAAGGAAAAGGTTTAACAAGGGAAATAACAAGTAGTTCATTGCTACAATGGTTACAATGACCATCATAAGCAGTGGACGCCAAGTAGCAGTCAACCAGCTTTCAGACTTAGCTTCCGCTAAGACAATCTCTCCACGAACCTTCTCTAAAGACCCGGTGTGTTCAATCAAGGCTAGTTTAATTTCAGCTTCAATCTTTGCTTGATCTACTTTGTCAGGCACGAGGCCACCAACAATCTTACCAAGCAGAGGAGCTAGAATAGGTATTAGTTGTAGCATAAAGTATGCTCCTTAAAATATTACATATCTTCTTCAATAAACAGACGAACAAGGTCTGCTACAATATCACTCCGTACAATATCTTCTACACCGAACTCAATAACAGGGAGTTCAATGCCAGCACCGTTTACCATACGGGCGAACTTAACTAAGTCTTTACCATCGCGAACATCAGACTGAGCGGGATCACCCATAAGCACTAGCTTAGAGTTCTCGCCTAGACGAGTAGTAATAGCTTTCAGCTCATCCATACAAAGGTTTTGAGCTTCGTCAACTAGTACTAAAGCGTTCTCGTAAGAACGACCACGGATAGTTTCAATTGGTTGAATCTCAATTTCACCCTTACTTAGCATATACTCATACTTACCTTTACCAAAGGCTTTAGTAAGAACTTCTAGCATAGGCATAATCCAAGGCGTCATCTTTTCTTCAACTGTTCCGGGGAAGTGTCCAAGGGACTTTCCTGTTGGAACGTTAGCCCGTGTTAGTACAATCTTTTTATATTTACCTTGCATGAACAGCTGGGCTACTGTCCCTGCACTACAATAGGTTTTTCCAGTACCCGCACACCCCATAGTGAATGTAATAGGGTAACCTTTAATGGCGTTAATCAGGTCGTCTTGCTTCTCATTCTTTGGGAGCAAGTGGAACTTAGTAGGCATGTGATGAACGTTTGACTTTCGTTCATTTTCTTGTCGCATGTATTTCGGCATCTTGGCGTTATTTTTTAGTGAGTAACGAGATTGCTTTTTAGACATGAAGTTTCCTATTGTTTTGTTTATTTCAAAAAAAAAACAAGGAGAGTACTTTGTAATTTAAGGCACTCTCCCTGAGTAGAGTTAATAGTAGTGCTTATTAACCTTTGTACTGGATATAGGCTAGAGAATAGTAAGGTGGTCGGTTCTCATGGGAATTAGTAGAACCTGTGTAACTTGTGTTTCCGCTGACCGTGTGTTGGTGCGAGCCTGCCGAGGACGTGCTTTTTGTTGACCAACCCCCAGCAGGATGGGTATAGGGCGAAGTAGGTGTGCCATAGTACACGCCTGTTCGAGAGTAAGTATGGGTGTGCGCACCGTCAGTGCTTGTACTGGCACTAAAGGTGTGGCGATGAGAGGGCATTTGTGCTGCCGTAAGCCTAACACTTGCAGCACCTCCGGTAGTCCCAATAGGGTAGGAGGAGCCGTAGCCAACAACAAAACGGTTTGATAAGTTAGGAGTCCCATTCGCCCCATCGCAGATATACCACCCAGAAGGCGGGGTAGTTCCAGCCCAAAGGATGATGCCATCAATTGGAAAGGCGGAGGGCGGGTCTTCCCAAGTAACTGGGGAAACAGGACCGTTAGAAGTCAAAACCTGCCCAGAAGAGCCTTTGTCAGTAGATACCGCAATCGTGCCGTTTTCAGCTACGTTTAAACGCTGTGTAGGGCCAGTAGCAATCTTCAGAGACTCAAACTGAGGACTGTCTGTTGTTCTTAGGTTTTGACCACCTATAGGTTCCCAAGCTGCGTTATTGTATATTTTCAAAATACCAGGGCTAGTGTTAGTGTCAAGCCAAAGCTTGCCGTGGTATAGGTCAGTAGTGGGTTCAGAAGTACCAGAGTGGCAGGTGTCTAGTGCTGCTAAAGCATTGTTAGCATCAACGTTATAGTTCGCACCGCTCTGGTCTGCATCTAGTGTTCTAGAGCTAGTTGTCATAATTTTACTTTCTTATAGATTTTCTATTTACTGGCCAATGGCCTGCCAATTCACACTTCGGGCTTTCCTAACCCCATCTTTATAAACAGAATATGTAAATGAACTTGCAGTTATGCCTGTTATTTTAACAATGTCAGTAGTGCTACCTCCGATTACATTTACCCCGACATAAGGCACATCAGTATTACCGATGCCACCATAGAAAGGGTTATCAAACGTAACTGTAACATTTCCAGACTCACTAGACGTAGAAGTACCTCTTTTAGCAATATCAACTTTATCCGCCACAATAGACAACTCAGAGATCTCCATTGTATAGGCAGGTTCCGCAGCAACACCTAAAAGCCTGAACTCAAAGGCACGGTGCCGAAAGCTTCCAACAGTAAAGGGTTCCCAGTCGCTCCACGTAGGTGTGCCACTAGGGTCATCGTCTGTGTGCCGTATCTCAAAGTTAAGTACCGCATCTACGACAGGTCCAGCAAAGCGAGTAACCGCAGATACAGGGTCGTAATCTGAAACATCTGTAACACCGTCTGTAATGATTGCATTAAGTCTAGGGTTAAACCTAATATTTTCTACGGAGCCAAGATCGACAGAGTTGTCGAAGTAATAAGTAAAGTTATCTACTCCAGCGTCTTTATGAAGCTCACCTGATACAACAGAACAGTTAGTTTTAGACCCTGAGAAACTGGGGTCTTCAGTGATAGTCGTGATCTGATTATACAACGGGCCTTGAAAAGTGTTAAGCGCAATTGCATAACCGAAGCTTTCTACATTGCTACTATCTATGTGTTTAAGCAAGTAGTAACCTGGAGCTACAGGTAGCGTAACAGTATTAGTTGATCCACTAAGGTTGTTTACGATTGTTTGGGCAATCTCCCAGTTTGGGCTAATACCGGGGTCATTCCGAATATACCTTATTTCTGAAGTACCACCAGAAACAACATCGAGGTCTACTGGCGTGTTCCAGTGAAACAACATCCCTGTCTCTGTTGCTTGAATTCTAAAACCCGTAGGGTCTGCGGGGGGACCAGCAAGGCCGATAATAGTAAAATCATCTTGAGCAGGGTAAGACTCGTCGCCTCTGCTGCTAATCCCTGTAACTCTGAAACTGTAGTCACCTTTAGTTATCTCATTAAAGATAAAGAACTTCTCGCTTGTGACACCTAACAGTGTATAGACTACAGGCTCTCCTGCAACATACCTATAGTATTCTACCCTGTACTCTTTTGCATTTACCCCATTTACGCCTGTTGGTTGTTCCCAGCTGATTTTTGTTCTTGCTCTAACACTAGTAGCTTTGTTTACAAGTGCTTCATACAAGGACTCCTCAGAGGTCAAGTTTTGA